AGTTATATCAAGCCCATTGATAGAACTGACGAAGAGGGTAAAAACTATAAGACATTAGAACGCATTGAGAAAGGCGTTAATGTAAGATCTGGGCCAGTTCAGATAATGGGTATGCAACCTTTGTGGGGCGGTAGTTATGAGTTTCCTGAAAACACATACAATGGGGCCTGTGGTGCAGTTATTGTTACAGAAGGTCCAGATTCCGTCATAGCAGGACTACATTGTGCAGGTATAGAAGGTATGAATTCAGGAAGATTTAATACCATATACCAGGAAGATATAGAAGCAGTGTTATACAAAATGACTGGTCCTGATACTGCTAAAATGCAGGGAGCAGAAAGAACAGAAATTAACTTGGATTTTGTCAAATTTCCTTTTACAGAAGGTTTATCTGAGAAACCCCATCAAGTGAAGTTTCTGTCTGGTGAATATGCTATATTGGGCAGTCATAAAGGACAAATACGTACCAATAGGAGTGCAGTAATACCATCACCCATATCAGATACGATAGCTGAATTGACTGGTGTTGAGCGTAAACATGGCGCACCTACATTGCTTAATGACTGGTCACCTGGAGCAGTATGGTTAGATGCAGCTGGTAATGCTAAACCATTTCCACAAACTAGTCTAGATCATGCGACTGATGATTATATCAAACATATGTTCAAAGTTTGCAATGAACATCCAGAATGGAAGGAGGAGATACACAAAGTACCTGATTCTGTAGTATTGAACGGTTTTGATGGAGTCAAAGGTGTGGATGCAATGAATTTTAACTCTAGCATTGGTATACCCGAGTGTAGACCTAAGAAAGAGTTTCTTGTACCCACAGATGAAGTCATTCCTGGTATATCATGCAATAGAACGTATAATGATGATATCATGAAGAAATACCATGATATGGAAGCACAACTAGCTACTGGTGTAAGAGTGTATTCACCCTTTCGTATTAATGTTAAGGATGAGTCTACAAAATTGACATCAGCTAAAGTAAGGATATTTAGTGGAGGTGAAAATAGCTTGTTGATGCTATTGCGTAAATATTTTTTGACAGCTAGTGCATTTATGCAAAAACATATGGAACTTTTTGAATCAGCAGTAGGGGCTAATTGTTATGGTCGAGATTGGGATAGACTCAGGAAACACATAACAAAGCACGGCGTAGATAGGATAATAGCAGGTGACTATTCAAAGTTTGATCAGTATGTTACTAATGCCATAACATTAGCCTCTTTCAAAATATTGATAGCTTTATGTATGTGGGCTGGCTATGATGAGGAAGACTTGGTCATCATGAGAGGTCTTGCTACAGAAGTATGCAATCCAGTGTATGAGATGAATGGTGTGTGGATAACTTTAGGTTCATCAACAGCATCTGGACATAGCTTAACAGTAGTTATCAATGGTCTTAACAATTGCTTATATATGCGTATGGCATATAATGGTTTGAAACCCACAATGTGGAAGAAGCCATTTAAAGAATGTGTTGCTTTAATGACATATGGGGATGATAATGTCATGTCAGTTTCAGAGGAATGTGATTGGTTTAACCATACTGCCATTCAGAAATGGTTTGGTGGATATGGCATTACATACACCATGGCTGAGAAGGACGAGGAGTCTGTACCTTTCATTCACATTGATGATGCCACTTTTCTCAAGAGAAGATGGGTATGGGATGAAGAGTTGAAAGTACATAAATGCCCATTAGAAAAGCAAAGCATTTTTAAGATGCTACACACTGTAC